CGGGGGTGTCGCTGCGCCCACCCCCGGCTATTCACTTTTCGCCGCTTCGCGGCTCGGGACAAAAACTATTCGTAATCCGGCGTCTCGCTGGCTCCCTTTTGTACTCTGTAAATGATTCCTCCTAAGCCCGTGCAAAAAAACCAAACATAAAGAAATGCTATTTTGCCTCTTCAGGAGGGTCCAACCAAATACAATGTTTAGTTCATTCATAAAAAAGGATGGTTATGAAAAGATATGGATAAAGCCATTTTAGCGAAAAAGAGGATTCTGCTTGAAAAGGCGAAGCCAATCGCCTATCTTTTTGGGACGTCCTGCCGATAAGGGAAGGGCGCACCGCGTAACAAGTGTGGGGCTGTAGCTCAGCTGGGAGAGTGCCTGACTGGCAGATAGAAGCTTAAACCCTTTCTCCTTTCATTGATTTTAAAGAACTTACCGCATTAAATTTCCTAATTTTTCTTGACATCAGAGGCTCATACGATGATAGCATAGCTGTCAAGAGGAATTCTCAAATGTCTATTGTACCCGATGGATATTGGAATACAAAATATGGTAAACAGACAAAAATAATAATTATAGTTGGTGTAATTTTTGCTTCTTCAATAATTGGCTTTTCCTTTTATTATGAGATGAAGCACGACCCATATTTTGGTCTTAAATTGTTTTGTTCTTTTTGTGTTTTATTTATATTATCTTGCATATTATTATGGTTATATTTGCGTGATTTATATTATAAACGCGAAGAAGAATATTTGAAACACCGCCAACAACAAATGGAAGATAAAATACAAAGTGAACTTCAAAGAATACGAACATCTGGGGAAGATAGCTAAGCAGCTTTATCCTGCTAAATATGCCGGAGTCTCAGATGACGAAGCCGGTGTTCGGGCTGTAATGTATAGGGAGCTTCCTCAAGAAGCATTTGATTCGGTTATATTAGTTCCACAGAATCAAGGATTAGATATATCCCGCATTTATAATGAGCTTTCTCAGTCAGATGATATTGAACAAGTAATTTCTTCTTTTCCCTTAGAGAGACTTACCAAAATCTCACCCGCACTTTCAGGAATGCTTGACTCAATTCATAATAAAGATAGTTCTTCAGGGCTTGTTGCGTGGTTTCATAAACTTGGAGCAAGGCAACGAGCCGGACAATATGAAGCTGAATCTTCTGAATTTTCCGCCTTAATGAGATTAAGCCAAGCTCAGACTTCTGTTTTAACAGACAGTGTTCAAAAAGCATTTTTACCCGAAAAGTTAAGAAATCAGGTTCAATTAGAAAGAGGAAAGCACAAATTAAATTTAACAACTTTAGCTTTGCAACTTGGAACTGTGTTTTTAACTTCAGAGCTTACAAGAAGAGCGGCTGAAAAAGGATTAACATTTGAAATTTATTTACAAGAATTACAAGAAGAAGTACGTTTAGGAAGCCGTGGAAAAGAAATTGACCAAGATATTGATAAAGATACTAGGCTAAAAAGAAATGCCCGTGAAGATGAAGATGAAAAACGCCGCCAGAGAATGCAACGCGCTAATGAAGCAGTTAATAAAAGACGCTTGCAAGAGAATTTGCTTAATGATGATTTAGACAAAGCTATTGAGAAGATAAGGGTTTTACAAAATAACACATCAATGGATGTTTGGGAAAAAGAACAAAAATTAATTGCCGCACAAAAACACAAAAAAAGTATTGAGACCCGTTTAGATGAGCTTCGACGACAAGATAGACAGGCTGATTCTGGGGAAGAAGTTTGATGAATTTGTTGAAGAAATTCCGTCAGACGATTCTATTGAAGAAGAGTTTATGCAATCTCTTCTCTCAAAACACCCTATCCGCATTTTAGGCACTTCACAAGAAGGCTCTGTAATCCTCACCGAAGAAGACCGCGAATCTCACATCCACATTTTAGGTTCACCAGGCGAAGGTAAATCAAAATATTTAGAATTATTATTAAGGCAGGATATTGATAACGGTTACGGAGCTACGCTTTTAGACCCTTCCGACAACGGAGAAACAGCTTATAAAGTTTTAAAGTATGCAATTAAAAAAGGTTATGAAAAAGTAGTTTTAATTGAACCACACGATATTATTGAAAAAGACCCTGAAAGCAGAACTCCTTGTTTGAATCCGATTAATTATAAAGCCCCCGCTCCCGCAGTTGTTGGAAAAATAATGGATTCAATTCGGGTTTTGTTTAATACTAAAGATTTCTCCGAGACTCCGAGAATTCAAAAATATTTACCTGCTGTTTTAAATGCTCTTTATGCCGCGAAATTTACTCTTGCTGAATCTCGCTACTTTATGGAGAATTATATTTATAAAGTACGAAGAGATAAGATTCTTGAATCTCTTGACCCTTTTGATTTGAACCGAGCGCACCTTGAAGCCGCTTTCAGAAATGTTCCAACATTTGAACAATTCCAATCTACAGTCAATCGTTTGAATCCGTTTTTAGACCCGACAATGGAACTTATAATAGGCTCTCAGAACGGGATGAACTTTCAGAAACTAATATCAGAAAAGTATTTAATATTAGTAAATTTAGACCCAGATGGAGTTTGGCAGGAAGAACAGAGGAAGTTACTCGGAACTTTAATAATGTCAGAAATTCAGGCAGCTATTTCAAGATTAAGGATAAACGGCTGGAAAGGACGACATTACCTTTATGTTGATGAAGCCGGATTATTTGGAACTCGAAAGTTAGCGAACTTTTTATATCATAAGCGAAAATCAGGATTGATTATAACTTTTGCCCACCAGTCTTACGACCAATTTGAAGACAAATATTTCTTAGGAGCAGTTAGAAACACAACAAAGATTAAGGGGCTTTTCTTTACGACAAACGAAGAAGACGCTAGAATGATGATGAAAGACCTTGGCTTTGGCGGCGAGTTACAAGACAGACAGGTTTTATATGCTTTACGCCAAACTCCCGCGCGGAATTGTTATATTACAATAAATAAGAAGTCCCCTGTTAAAACTCGACTGGCAGATATCCCCGATATTAAAATAGACCCCAAAGTATTTAAAGATTTTAAAAATAAAATTTATTCCCAAGACTTCTATAAAGGGGTTAAAGAAGTACGGGAGGAAATAAACAGCAGATTCTCAAATGTGGGACATCAATATGCGCAGGGAAGCGATAGTAAACGCTCTACGGCAGGAAAGAAAGATGACGGCGGAACAGTTAGCGAAGCTTTGCCCTCTGGGAAAGCGGGGACAAGAATTAAAACCGCTTTTACCGAAGCTAAACGCCCGTCAAAGGATAGGTAGCTATTCGCATACCTTAAAAGCGCTTCAAACTTTGCTTAAGCAAAACGTAATAAAAAGGGACAGACATCATAATAACGAGCCATATTTTTTCTTTCTTTCTAACGAAAGATTTTCCGATAACTTTTTTAACAAACATCACGAAAGAGCTTGCGCCGATATTTACGTTGCATATAAGACAACAGGATTAATGGAGGGCTGGGACGATAATTGGAAAGACCATACAAAAGAATATGGACTTAAATTTAACTTACGTTATGACCGACGAATGAGATACAAGGGACAGACTTTTTATTGGGAACTTGACCGAGGACAAGAAGACTTAGAAACCATAGAGGGTAAAGTTAAAAAATATCAAAAGTTTCTTAACGAAACCCAGCATATTTTCTTTATTATTTTTGTTGTCGAGTCTACAAGGTATAAGACAATTGAGGAAAGGTGCGAAGATATCACTAATGTAATTGCTTCACAAAACACAAAAGGTTTTCAATTTCTCGTAGCAAGACACGCAGATGTGATTGAGAATCCCCTCGGCTCTGTTTTCCTTCCTGTGAATGCCCCCGACCAGTTTATTAGCCTAGACCAACTTTCCTAACGGAATTCCTAACGGAATGGCTAACCGTACTATAACGGTTAGGAACTAGCTAGCTTTACAGCTTTTCCATTTTTCGGCAAGCTAATGCCGAACTTTCTATTTTTCCGCCTGCTTGTATATGCCAAGCCACCCAAACCCGAAGTCTTATGACCGCAATACCTTGCGCCGCTTATGGCGGTTCGGTTCGTGTGGCTTGCCATAGCAAGCGGAAAAATCCCCCTAGCTCCGCTTTCTCGTCCTTCCGTCCTCGCTTTCTAACACGGCTACTGCCACCTGACTACCGCTTTGCGCCCTTTCCGCACTCCGTGCTTAATTGACAACCTCTCTTTTTTTGATTGTCAACCTATTGACAACTATTTAACGTCCCGATTTTCTCCGAAAATCATAAACGACTTGTTTTCTCACTTCCTCTGAAATTGCTCATTTTCCAATTTGTCCTTAAAGGACTTCCAGCGGGTTAATTTACCAAGTCTTAATTACCCTCTAAAAATGAGAAAAGAGGGAAAAATAGTCTATGTTTTTAAGTAAGATACTAGATTGAGAGATAGTATCTATTAGTTTGTAGTTTGTTATGTTTTGTCAAAGGGTTGACAAATTTGGTTAAGAGTGTTGACAGATAGAGTTGATAGACTTAAAGGCTGATGATATGAGATATAAGTTACCCCCGCAGGAGCGGAAGAAAGTTGTTGCTTTTGGTCATCTAGCCCTCAATTTATTTTCTATTAATGGTATGTGACCAGCGCTTGGCTAGCCAAGCATAGTAGAATTTGGTTATTGATGATTTGTTTATTATTAGGTTTTGTTTTTGGTTTTATTTTAAATGGTGTTTCTAAAGTTGTGGATAGTTTTGGTAGATTGTCTAAATGTTCTTATTTTATGAGTGTTGATGATAGGATTGGTTATGTACGATAATGTATGTAGGAGGTTTACTGTTTCGTCTTTGGGTTATTGTAATGATGTGATTCCTATTATTCGGTTTAAGGGTAAATGGTTAAGAAATTTAGGTTTTAACATCGGTGATAGATTAGAAGTTATTTGTAAAAATGAAACAATGATAATTAAGCGAATAAAAAATGTATAATAATTATTACAAAAAGCCGGTAGCCAAGCGCCACCCTGACCTATGCACCCATTATACCGATTAATGATAAAATAAATTGAGGGCTAGATAAGGACGCCAAGTTGAAAGCCCGACTATGATTGTTCCCGAAACCTTGCGGGGAGGTATATTGATGATACCAGTAATGGTGTCTGAAGCGGTGTAAGCTATAAGCATATGCTTACTGCGGTATTAAATTTGATGGCTTTAAAAGTTTAGTATCTTACTTGTTTAGCCCTTTCCTTTGACAGAAATTAAATAATATGTTTAAAATGAATTGATGAAATAAATAAAAACAGAATTGTGAAAATCAAACTCTTTGGTTTGATAATTGAAATAACAAAATCCCCGACTTCCGAAAAGGAGGAAGGGGATTTTTTCGTTAACGAGCCAATTCTTGACCCTGATTACGATTGGTCTAAAGAGCCTGTATTTGCGATAAACTCAAATACTCGGGGTCTGTTGTCGGAAACTCTGGCATACGAAGCCAAAGAGATTGAGAAAGTTTACCAGCAACAGAAACAGCGTCCGCCCTCTTGTTCGAATCCGGCAAATAAACAATTCCCTTTGCAAGTTGACAAAGAATCTGAATCTGTTCATCAGAAATGCTCCACCCGAACGGCGAAACGCAAGCGATTCCGTAAGAAGCAAACTTCATTACGGCAAATGGACTCTCTACAAGGTAAACGAGTCGTAATGGAAGCTGGACGCCGTTATTTTTTAACTCACTCGCTCCAAATAAAAAAAGATGTTTAGGAAAATTAGCAGGGAAAAAATACTTTGGTTGCTCGTCCGTGATAGAGCGGGCAAGATATCCCATTGTCTGACCGTCCGAGAATCTTTTAATGGAGATAAGTACCTTCTTGGCATATGCAGACTTACGGGCGGGATTATCGTAAAAGCCGACTCCATAAGTATTGATGACATCTTGATTCGGGATTCTGTTTGAAAGCCACTCACAGGGTTGGAAGAATTTATGATACGAGCCTGTAAAGGGCTTTAATTCGTCCGCCGACTCAATGACCGCAGGAAGTGGTTTACTCTCGTTCTGGGGCTTATTCTGAGCTTCTAGGGGTATTCCTGATAAAAGCTCAATGGCAGAAGTGAAGTTTATGCCTTTAACAAGTTTTGTTAGGTCTATCGCACCTTTTCCTTTAGCGTGGCAACTGAAACAGAAAAACATTCCAGTTTCAATGTTGTAAGAGAAACAGCCGTTATTGTCTTGGCTATTATGCACGGGGCAATAACCATTCCAATCAGCTTTCTTTTTCTTAAAGCGGGTTAAGTCAATTCCGAGTAGTTGAGCAACGGATTCAAAAGAAGCGTTGCGGACAGCAGAATATTTATCCGGCATTTCATTTCCTCCTTATTTGATTTTTATTTCATAATCACCGTTTCAACACTTTCTTTGATAATCTTTTTATATAACCAATAAGGACACCACTTTGGTTTGGGCTTAATAACAAGTGCCATTTTTTCATTTATTTGCTGAGCAAATTTGTAGCCTTGTTCTTTGCAATATTGTTCTATTATATCCATATGGATTTTGATTTATTTATTAAAGACTCACTAACTGAAAAAGATTATTTAATTTATTTACGCTTTCACCAGCGTTCAGATTTTAAGTACTGGAGCAGAGAAATGAATTTTAAGAGGAGAAAGGATGTAAGGGATTTAGCGGAGTATTGTTTTTTTCTTCATCTTTTTTATGAATTAGGAAGAATTAAGATTTTAGAGGATTAATTATCTAAGCCAAGACTTTCGTTTTACCGAATAGCCATTAGACTTTGAATAGTTTTTAGACTTGAGTTTACCTTTAACCGTTAGCTGAGGAATACTCTTTTTGATTTGCTTGCGTTTTTCTTTAGTCATATTAATTAAATTAATTTAATAATATTTTTATAATGTAAAAAATTAAAAAAAATATTGCTAATAGAAACCAAGTTAATGTGTATTTTTTAATAAAGTTAATTTGCTTAATGCTGGTAGCAAGGATTTGCACCTTACATAACTGCTACGAGATTATCTAACTCTTGCTAGATGTTCAACCAATTAAATTGCAATTTAATAAGTCTTATAAGCAGTTTTTCTAGCTTAGCGTCTACCTATCCGCCATCCCCACTCACAGGCTTAATTAAATTAATTTATAAATTATCACCGCTTCAAGCTAGCCAAAAATGCTTTTTTCACTAAAGTAAGTTTTTTATTTCCCTCCGCTGTGCAATGTTTGCGGTGTGCTTCTAAACATTCCACCCAGAACTTATCTCTATCATCTAAAGTTTTTTGCACAAATGCTTTTATTTGCTTCATATTTTCACAATGACAGCCGTCAAAACTTCCACCTTCATCGTTAATATCGCAATCAGCATTATGCAAATCGCCGTATTCTTCTATTTGTTCTTGCCAAGTTTGGTTCATATCTTTATTTCCTTAATTCTTAAAGTTAATTTGCTTGTGGGGGCTAGCAGAGGGCGTTTCTGTTTGTGTTTGCACCCCAGAAACCTTATGGCTCACGTCGCCTATGTGCAACGTCTTTTTACTAGCCTTCAAAAACAAACTAACTTTTCTTTAATTTTGAGGAGTGATTAACTTTGTATATCTTAAAAATAAATAACCGAATATCTTAAATCCGTAGCCTACTCTCCAGCCGTCATTCCACAATTTCTCGTCTGGACTTCCGTCTTTTGAATATTTATATTTTATCTTCTTATTTTTAGTAGTCATAAGTTAGGGGATTAAGATTTTATCCAATAAGAATTTGTTGTAGAATATTTATTTTTACCATATTCATACACATATTTGCCTAGATAAATTATTCTGTTAAAAGTTCTAAATTTAGTAATGGCTTTATTCCCCCATATTTCTAATACTGGATATTCTCGTTCTCCACCAAGTATTGTATAAACTATCACTGTATCACCAACATTTAAGTTCTTCTCCCCCTTATCGGGGGTTTTTAGTGAGGGCATAGGCTTGTAAATAATATTTAATTCCAAATTTGAGCATATATTCAATAGCTTTATCATCATATAAACCGCCCAATCCTTGCTGAAAACAAGATTTAACTGTTACTAATTCTCCTTCTCTATCTCCATATTGTGTAGTCAGTCTTAACTTTCTTAGTTTTGATGAGGCTATTTTTAACGCTTTATCGTTAATGTTTTCTTTCATATATCTATCTGTTTAATAGTTAAATCTTTTTCGGCTTTTATCTGGGATAGGGCATAGTTAAAACCACTATCTTCTCCTTGTTCATAAGCTACATCAAATCGTCCACTATCGCTCGCATCTTCTTTTAGTCTAATATCAGTTTTTTCCTCCACCCCACTTCCTGCTTTCACAATATCCAGAGCGAATTGACGGAGGAATTTTCTAATATGCTCACGAGTTGCCATTACATCATTTTTAGGTATTAAGTCATTTGGATAAGTATCAGTATCACCAAATTTTTCATTAAATTCTTCAATCCCCTCTAAAATCACTTGAGCTTGGGGAGTGTATTTATTTACTCCGGCTAATTCAGCACTTGCTATTGCCTCCTCCATCATCATTTCGTCTTTTAATTCATTTAAGTTCATATACTTTTAGTTTAATAATTCCTTAAGTTTTTTAAAACATTCATCGCACATATCATATCCCCAAAGAATAATCTCATACCATTTAAGTTTTTTATAGCAATTTGGGCATCTGAATAGCATATATCTTTATAATTATTTAATCTTGTTGTTTAGGAAAGAGTTTAAGGACTTCGTCTATGGCTTGATTAAAACCATACTGATTACTTCCGTGTATTTTAGGATTATTTTTAAGATAATCCTTTCTTATTTCTTCAATTTCTTTTCTAAGTTCTTCTAATTGGGAGGACATTTTAGAGAGCCAGAAATCTGAAACTTGCTTAAATAAATATAAATTAACATCATTATATCTAATAAATTCAGATACAAATTCTTCTGCAAACTCAACACTTAACTTTTCATTATTCATATTATCTCCAAATTAAAATATAAAGTTTCCATAATCGTTTATATAATTTACAACTTTTACCAAAATTCCACAGAACATCGTTTGGCTTTCCAGTAAAGTTTAATTCAACAATAGTGCCGTTATACCATTTGAATAAATAGGGCATAAAGTTATTTAAGGTTAAGCCCGCCCTTGCGAACGGGCTTATAAATTAATGTTCTGTTGAGTAATTCAACCTCGCATTTGCAGGTTCATCGTAGGTTTCAATAGGCGGTTCTTCGGATAGCGCTAACCTTGCTTTTTCCATTCCTGTTGCAAACTTTTTATCTGCAAATAATTCAATGCTTTTAAAGGCGTTATAGACTAATTCACAATCCGCACTTCCGAAAGTGGGTAAACCTTTTTGCAAGGCATAAGCCCAGATACATTGTTTTAACGCTTTCTTTTCCCAGAACTCTTCGCCTTTAGGCTCTATTGGCTCATATTTTGGCTGTGGTTGAGACTTTTGGACTGGTTGCGAGGGTTGAGCAGCCCCTTTTACTGCTTGTTCCCCTGTTTCTTGAAAATTAATTATTTTATTTGTGGTATGAGATTTGCCGTCTGTTCCTGTATATGTTTCAATTACATAACCGATTTTGACAGTTGAACCCTCGTCTAAACGCATATTTTTAAATTGTTCGGCAACGCTTGTTAAATTGCCGTCTTTCTTTTTTTTGAAGAATGCAAATCTAATGCCGTCCTGGTCTGTTAATTTAACCTGTGTATTAGTTTTAGCTTTAGTTAAAGATTCCTCTTTGGCTACAATGTTGATGATTTTATTTAAGATTGTGTCCATAAGTTTAAATTATTTTATTATAATAGTCTTTTTCCTCTTGAGTTAAATGAAAGTAAATATTTTCACCCCAACCTGTAAGAGTGTCTTTTTGTTTTCCTTTGATAACCGTTTTAATTTCGTTGAACTTTTTGCCGTGTTCTAAATTACAGCAGGGAAAGGGATATTGGGCGGTTTGGTCGCATTTAAAGATTAAGCAGTTCATATAGTTAGCATTAATTCTTCAATGGTTACTGTCTGGGCTTCTGTGTAGCCGTATTTTTCTAGCATAGCGTTGCGGTGGTCGGCATTAAATAAGTTGTCAAAACTTTGTTTTTGAATTTTTTGAGTTTCTGAAGCTATCTCTTTTAATTGGTCAAATAATTGGCTCATATTATTCAGTCCTTTTTACGGCATAGCCTGTATTATCGGCTAGACGTTTAATGCTAAATTTCATTTTCCCACTGGTTTGAGCTCTCACATAATTCGATACTGTTGATTTATTCTTCCAGTCTTTATCTAAAATGATTGTGAAGTCCCCAACTTCTAAATCTTCTACTAGGCTAAGAAAAAAGGGGCGTGTTAATTGTTCAAATTTGTCCATTTATTTATTAGTTGCTACAATAAAGGTAACGATTGCAACTGCTACCCAGATTATAAGCATAGTTAATTCTTTTCTTTTTTCTAAACGCTCCGACCTTTTATTTTGCATATAGAAATTTGTGTAATAGGATAGAATTTGGTTCATTTTGATTAAAATTATTTATAAAGCACGAAATATCTTTTAGGACAATCTCGTTTTGAACATCTTTCCCCTAACGGTTCCATTGTCTTCTCATTTCTTAAGATAACAATTTCAGGAAAACCGCATTTGGGGCAATCTTGGTCTGAAACTGTTTGCATTATTTTGATGTTTTTCATAAATTTATTTGATTAGTTTATTAGGTGAGATAGAGGAAACAGCTTTCAAGCCTCTGACACTTATAGATTCGCTAGTGGGGAGAGAATGCCTTGCTAATGAGTCTGTGACGGAGTTAACACCGTCTTGGTTGTTACTGTATCATTAGGGCGTATATATCCGTTGCCTAACGGTGACCGTTTGCAAAGCCAACGTCGCTTAGCACTTATTTTTATAAGTCGCCGACACTAGCATTCTTTCCCCCATTAACGAACCTATTAAATATTTTAAGCTCTCTGTCTGTAACCTCTATTTATTTTGGAAAGGGGGCGAAGAGCGAGATAAATCATTACACAACTTTTAAATCTCTTTATAAGTGTTGTAACTTCGCCACCTCTAGGTTTTACCCTAGCAACTTAATAAGCGGATAAAGATTTATTTAATATTCCTTAGCTTCAATATTTATATAACTTGGCAATTTTTGTTTAGGTTCGTTTACAAATTTTTCTAATTCTATAAGGGTATCAATTTTAGCCTCCTTTTTAGAATTTGCCTCAATTTTTGCTTTTATAGTAACTATATAATATGGCATATGTTTTTCCCTTTCCAATCCGCTTATTAAATTGTTAAGGTACAATGTGGTATATCTAAATTATAATTGTTATTAAATAGTTAGTCAATGGTTAGCAATGCAAATGCAATTAGCTTTTTATGGCTTATTTATAACCTTATATTTTACATTTGCATAATGGTCTGAAAATGGGGCGAAGTTATCCACAGAGAATTAAATAATAACTCTTGTAAGGAATTTTACCGAAATAAAAGAATGTGCTATATTTAAATTAAGAAAATTCAGTCATCCGTCGTGATAAGGTTCTGCCGACGATAAATAGCAGAATCTTGCCCTTGTGTCTTGCTTCCTTCCACTTTGTCGTTCAGTTGTTTCGTTGACTGAGCGGCTGACGGCAAGGCGGAAGCAAGAAAGATATACACCCTCACAAGAATGGCACGGGAAGCCGGAAGTCTTCGCCACAGCTTGACTGATACATAAGAACCCTAAATGCTTTTCTGTTTATATGGAAGTAAGAGGGTGGATTGTTTAAAAACGGCAAGAATAAGAAACAAAACATATTTAATGCGAAATGGAAAAACGAGGAAGAAAGTCCAAATTCGAGGAATTACAAATAGTTGAAAGGTATGCTGAATTAAGCACACCTGCTTTTGATTTTTTAAAAGAATGTTTAAAAGGAAAGAATAAAGGAGATAAACGCTGGGCAGTTGAACAGTTAAGCAAAGGATTTGCAAAGATGATACCGCAACAAATTGGTGGAATTAATAATGAACCAATACAAGTTCAATGGTTATCACAGTCCAATATCAACCTAGAAAATGGGCAGAAACCCTCCACGACAGCGTAAAACGCTGGATTTGTTTAGTCCTTCATAGGAGGGCAGGCAAAACAACAGCAGTTCTGAATCACCTCCAAAGAGATTGTTTAAGAACATCAGACGCTCAATTCGCTTATATCGCCCCGACTTACAAACAGGCTAAAAGAGTTGCTTGGGACATTGTTAAAAGAATTAGTGCAGATATTCCGGGAATTGATTACAACGAATCAGAATTAACAGTTAAATATCCAAATGGCTCAAAACTCTTCCTTGTCGGCTCAGACAATCCAGATTCGCTTAGAGGACTCGCACTCTGGGGTGTCGGTTTCGATGAATATTCCCAGCAACCCTCAAACATCTTCTCGGAAATCATCTCGAAAGCACTTGCAGACCACTTAGGATACGCAATCTTCTTTGGAACTCCTAAAGGCAAGAATGAATTCCACAGAGTCTACCAAAACGCCAAAAATAACCCAGAATGGACAGTAGTTTTCAGAACAATAGACGACAGCCTACGAGATGAAACAGGCGAAACCATTAACAACTTAAGAGTAGCCCTTGAAGATGATAGAAAACTTGTAGCTCAAGGGTTAATGACCATAGATGAGTTTAATCAAGAATGGTATTGCTCATTTGAAGCCGCGATTAAAGGCGCTTATTATGCAAAAGAGATAGCAGAAGCCAGAAAAGGCAGAATTAAATTAGTCCCCTACGACCCCGCCTTAAAAGTTCACATAGTTTCAGATTTAGGAGTCGGACAATCCTTTGCAACAGGTTTTTACCAGAAAAGCGGAAGTGAATTCAGGAAGATAGATTTTTGGCAGGGAAAGAATACAGACGGCATTCCTCAAGCGATTAAAGCTTTTAAAGACAAACCCTATATTTACGGCAAATGGTTTCTACCTCACGACGCAGAAGCAAATTCAATTGATACAGGAAAGACCCGTGTTCAGACTATTAAAGAGTTATGGCAGAACATTGAAGTAGTTATTGTCCCCAAGCTTTCGGTAGATGACGGAATAGCAAAAGGCAAATTAGCTTTCTCCCGCTTGTGGATAGATGAAAAGAATTGTCAGTATTGGTTAGATTGTATTGCTCAGTATCATCAGGAATGGGACGAGAACAGGGGAATGTTCCTAGAGAAGCCTTACCACGACTTTACCTCACACCCAGCAGACGAATGGAGATACGCAGCAGTAGCCGAAGACCAAATGACTAATGAAGAACAAAGGATTTATAAACAGCCGGAACCAGAAGCAAGCAGTTTGTATGGGGGGTAAATTCCCGACCCATAATTGTTGACTCCAAAATCATATGAATACACACTTATTTTTATATAATGTCAAGAAAATAAATAATTAAAAAAAAGAAATGGCAAGTTTTCTGAATGGTTGTACTGAAGTAATTTGTTTATGATTTTGCTTCCAAATCTCAATTCGCTTTTCGATGAATTCCCAAATGCGGGTTATTGACGCGAGTGCCCCAATAGCTGCAAACACAAACAGAATTGTTTGAGTGTTCATATGGCACCGCCACTATAAAAACATTAATATTTTTACATTAAAAAAACTCAATTTTCAACAAAAATTAGGGTTTAGGACGTTTAAAAACATAAATGATTTCTAGTTTTTTATTCGTCCCAGCATATTTCTCGAATTCCATTTTCGGTAATGTTGATACCAACTCCCAACTTTCTTTGCCCTGAATATTAAGAAATTTTGTTATATCGTCCGAATTAGTTTCACTACCTTGAAATGCCACATATTCCCACTTTTGCATATTAACCCCATTTAAATGGACAATGACCAATTAGTAAAACAGTGTCTTGAAGAATATAAAAAATCCCTTGATTTTAAGCAAGGGCGAATTACAGATTGGCATAACACCGAAGACCAATACGCAGGGAAAGTCAAAAAGACCTTAAAGAGCAGATTTAACGCCCCCTTGCCGATTATGAGCGGTTTTGAGCATACTCTCCTTTCCAAGATAGACGAACCGCCGTCACTCAAGTTTGAAACTGACCAAGAGAGCGAAGAAAAAGCTACAAAGAAAGTTCAGGCTTTTTACGAAAACATATCAACAAGAGATGACTATGACTGGGAACTCCTTGACTTAGACGGCAAGAAGCAGGCAATTAAATACGGACGCACAGTTTACCGATGTTATGGAGAGAGCGACCCGAAGTTCCGGTTCAATCTTGAATTGGTAGATATTTACGATTTCTATTTTGACCCAATGGGCGGAGCAGACCTCGAACGCCACCGCTTTTTGGGTTTTGACAATATTTTTAAAGATAAATATGACTTGATAGAACAAGCAAAAGCCGGAGATTACGACCGCTCACAGGTTCAAAAGCTTCTGACAGCTACAGAGCCTCTTAAACCAAATCCCAACGACAATATTTACCTGAATAAGCAAAACCGTCTTGCAAGCCTCAATTTAGACAGCATTTCTTACAACTACGCAGGCAAAGACCAATACAAATTTATTGAAGGATTTACCATTTGGAAAGGCAAACGCTTTAAATGCCTTTTTAATGCCGAAACTGGCATTTGGCTAAAAGCTATTCCTTTAATTGAGGATTTTGAATCTGAACTCTGGCCTGCTGCTTCTTGGGCACCATACAGAGACCCGTTTAATTTCCTTTCCCTTGCGCCGGCTGATGAGATTCGCCCGATAGCAGAGATTATGAGAGTCCTTGCAAATCAGGAACTTGATAACCGAAACAAGATAAATTATGGAATGAGAGCCTATGACCCTGATGTTTTTCCTGAACCTGCGCAGTTAGAATGGAGACCCGATGGATTGGTAGCGGTTAAGAGCGGCTCCGCAAGCGTTCAGGGCGGTATTGAACGAGGCATTTACTCTTTTAAGACGGAGCATTTCAGCGGAACCATAGACATTGTAAATTGGCTTGATGATATGCTCGGAAGAAAGAGCGGAGTAACCGCAGGCGCTCAAGGACAGAGTGATGAGAGTAAGGTAGGAATTTACTTAGGTAATATTCAGCAAGTAGCAGACCGACTTGGTTTACAAAATAAATATTACCGCAAGTGTTGGAGTGCGATTGGAAAGAGATTCTTGCACGCTGTTGATGAACACCTCACAGGAAAGCAGGCTGTTAAATTGATTGGTGAAAACGGCGTTGAATGGGACGAACTAAGAGCCAGAGAAGTTTCTACCGAATGGGGAATAAGAGTTGTCGGCGGTTCAGCCCAACAACAGGCAGACGCAATTAAACAGAAACAGCAGGTTGAAGTTTTAACAAATATCGCTGCTAACCCTCAACTTGTAAGTGCTGTTTCTTCTCGCTGGTTGATTGAACAAAATTTTAGAGCCGTTGGATTCTTAGAAGAAGATATAAGAATGGCTTTTGACAAAGAGAACGAAGGAAACCGAGAAATTCTACAGGAAGCGGCAATGGCAATTGAAGATATTGTGAATGGAAAAGCAGTTAAGCCAAACAGAGGAGCGAATACAGCGTTTGTGCAAAAGATTATGGACTACGCTTATGACCACGATTTGAAGACAGGTGTGTTTGAGAAATTGATTGCCTACGCCCAGGCTCATTTACAGACCGCCGCAGAGAATATGGCTCGCAAGGCAGTCTTGCTAAACGCTCAAAAAGGAGTTATGCCTCAAGCAACTTCACCTGTTGACCAACTTATGAACGAACAGCCACAGGAAGGAATAATGCCTCAAAGACCCCAACCCCAGACTCAACCTAACCCAATGCCTATATGAATGAATTAGAACAACTCAAACAAGCGGTGATTCAATTTGACCCAAATAGCTGTCAGTGGGACTCACAAAGGGAACCATTCCCAGGAGAATAAAAGGGACCCGGTTTAGAGAGTACATCTGCGGGGAGGCGGTACAAAAACTCTATAGAAGTTTCTATAT